CAATACCAGTGTTTGAAACACTCTCAAGTGCATATGCAGTAGTACCTAAACCGATAAGAGTCAATGTTGTTGCAGGAACATTTATATTATAACTACCCTCAAACTTAGATTTGACTGTAGAGAAACTTTCTAACGATATTAATTCTCCATTAAAATATCCATGAGCACTAGTTGCTACTCCGACAAATACACCTTTATTACTTGAGGGATATATTTCAACCAAAGTATCTGTTGTTGTACACTCTAAACTTGAAATTTCTTTTCCTTTTACAAAAGAAACCTTTGCAGCAAGACCGCCACCACCAGAATTTTGTTGATCAAATACTACTCGATCATTTACTTTATATAAATCTCCACCTGCCACGACTTTTATAAAGTCTACTTTACCTTTACCTACACTATTAACAGTTACTTTTTGATCTAAATCGTTTGGAAGAGTAATGTATGGATATCTAATATCTTTATCAAAGAAATTATAAACCGTAGTATTTCTCTTATAATCACTTTTGTTCAAATCAAAATCGTCTTGATTTGAATTCTTATCTTGATTAAATTTACTTGGAACAGAAAAATAATTATTGCCAATTAGATATGGAAATACTGGTTTTCTATAATCTCTAAACGGTCCTGAATCATCTGCATTAGGACTTATTGTAGCGAAGTAAGCATATACTCCATTTGGAAATTCTGGAGTAACACAATATCTACCATTATTTTCATCTAATACACTATCGTCATCAACTCTATAATAAGTATAATCTTCAACAAAATACCCTGAAGGATAATTAGGAGGTCTATTAGATCTTAAAAGAGACTCATCATAATATCCACTCTTCATTCTTACAGCAACACCACCAGATTTTGTAGAATATCCATATGGACCATAGATGGGATTTCCATCATATGCCCAACCAATAATGGGAGAATGGTTAGGAGAATCAATCTCAGTCCTATTGAATGGAAGATCGCTGGAACCATATTTCTTTCTTCCCTCAGAATCACTTGGAATTAACTTAGATCTAAGATATCTTGGAGCATATAAATGAGAATATTGAATTCCATAATTTCCAAAAGCAGATTTTGTAAGTACACCATCATCCTTTTCAATCCTATCAAGGTAATCTTGGAATAAATTAATCTTCCATGACTGAAGATATGGTCTAAATTTAGATTGTGATAAAGATTCTGGTGATACTGTTCTAATAGTTGTATTGTTTTGAGTATATCCTCTACCACCCTCAACAACAATAATTCTATCGATAGTTCCATCACTTCTAATAGTTGCAGTTAATACCGCACCAGTTCCATCACCATCTACAACAACATCTGGAGCAGATGTAAAGTTTTTACCCCTGTTAAGAGGAATTGCTTCAGTAATAGAACCATTATTAACTATGGTCTTTATTTGTGTATCTTTGCCAATAGAATATGTAATAATCGGATTTCTTTCAAATTCTTGAATATTAGTAACACCATATCCAACTCCACCATTAGAAACATAAACATTATCAATAGCACCTATAAACTGCGGTTGGAGGTTTGCAACAAATTCTGCACCAATGCCAGTTTTTCCACTTAAAGTAACTTGAACAGGTGGATGGTTAAATATATGCGTTCCCGTTCCAGGATCGCTAATATTAACATACTCTTTTCTATCAGCAAAAATATTAATACTATTTCCAACTCCAATTGGAGAAAGAGTATAATTATCTTTATCTAAAATAGTTGCAACGTAATCAGTATTTAAAGAGAGACCTGTTAAGTTGGTATCTGATGAATCTAAAGTGCCAAAATACTGAATAATATCTCCACTAGAGTACCCATGATTAATACTAGTGATAATATTTCTTGCGGTATTAATGCCAGTATAATGACAACTAGTTTTTCTATTTGAATAACCCTCTCCAGGTTCAACTACATTAATAGAATCAATTTGTCTTTTCCTAAGCACCGCCTTTAGACTATGAACACCTTTTCCATATGCGGTCAAATTAACAGTGTTTATGCCCGCCGCAGCATCACTGGAAGTATTATACAATTTTATATTTGTTAAATCAACATTTCCAACATAGTAAGAAGAATTTGTTGTTAAACCAGCAATCGCTTCTTGTCCTGATGTCTGATAAACAACCTCCTCTAAGTTTCTAAACTTATGATATGTTGAAAAACCAATTTGATTAGTTGGATTAAGATTAATACCTCTACTATTAAAAGAAGATACATGATCAGTTAGCTTCATATTTACTAAAACAGAAGCACCTGTACCATTTCCACCTTCAACTTTAATTGTTGGAGTACCTTCGTAATCAAAACCTCTGTCTATAATTTTAATTCTTTTAAGAGACCCAGTAACTCCTAAATAACCACTAGCATTTTTTCCTTGTGTATCCTCAATTACTAAATTTGGAGGATTAACAATATCAAATTGATTGTCTGAAACAATTGTATCAATACTTTTAATCTCACCATAGTAAATATTGTTTCTGGATTTGTAGTTTAGAATTTCAACTCCATTTAACAGTATGCCTGTTGTACCAGGAAGAGTTTTTATTTTTTCGCTAGAATTTTCTAAAGGTACAGGAATTTGTCTTAAAAGTTTTTGATCCTGCAAGTTTTCTTCATAAAAATCGTATAATCTAACAGTATTATTTTTTACAGTAGTTTGACCAAAAGTAACATATTTTCCAAAGAAAATATTTTCTTTACTTAGTGCAAATTTGACAGAATTTGCACCTGTTCTCTCAACATAATAAATTCCAGCATCAAATAACTTAGTTCCTTCAGCAGTTTGTGTTACATAGTTAAAGTTTTCATCAATAACTTTTTGCTCAATTAATTCTGGGTAGTAATAAACCTTATCTCCGGTTTTAAAATTATGAGGTTTAGTAAATGATACTTCTGTACCTTCAAAAGTTCCACTAATGGTAAAGTCTATTTCCAAAATAGAAATAGGTTCTGATGGGATAGAAGAAGAAGCAACTAAAAGATTGCTATCATCATCTACGTATATATTTTGAACATTTGATTGAAACTGTTCTACCTGAGGAAATGATGGAGAGATTCCCTTTAAAATATTTCTCTTAACCGTATACTTAATTGTTAAATCAAGAGGAGAAGAAGATCTAATGTTTATCGACTTCGTGCTGATAATAGAAAGAACTACGCCAGAATATGATACTCCGCTATTAGTAATAATATCTATACTATCGTCTTTGACAAGTAAATGATCGTTATTAAAATCTATTCTATAAACATTATCAGCAGTATCAATTGATAAAACATTAGAAACTGTAAATAACTTTTTATTATTATAGAACCACTCATTAAACTTAACTTCAGATCCCTCAAATCCAAGGGTTTTGACTCTAGATATTACATTTTTAGTGTTATAGAGAGATTTTTTTGGAAAATCTACTTCAGATATGATTGAAGAAATATTACATTCAACCCGATCTCCATTAATAGTTGCATATGCAAAAGTATTTTTATCAGTTATATTTTCTTCTTCTTTAATTTCTTTGTACAGATAATCAATATCTCTAAACTGAGTGATAGTTTTAGAACCATAATATACAGAACCAGATGTTCCATCAGTATAAGTAAAAGAAATATTTCCAGTTTTTGCAAAACCAACTGTTGACTCAACATCAAAATATGTTGCTCCAATAGAAACTGGGTTTACAAGTTTCGTTTTTGGTGTTACCTTAAAATCTCCGTAAATTGCACCATTAAAAGTAATATCTTTATTATATCCAGAATCAATATCAAGTCTATAATATGTCTTCGTACCATTTACTTGTATTTTTTCAGAATATGCAATTGGAGCATATGATCTTGAAGGAAAATCTTGAAAAAGAGTTATGTTTTGAATATTATCAAATTCTTCTTCATTTAAAATTGGTTCTACAACCAAACTTTCTACTTGATTGTATTGTGCATCAGAAGGTCTGAACAGTTGTTCTGCCGGTTTTACTAAAGCAACATTAGCACCATAAAGTGCTTTAAAAAGAATCTTAAAAGATTCTTCCGTTCCCTTTGAAGCATAAAAACTTTTTACCTGCTTCAAGAATGTATTTTCGTTTAATTCTGAGTAAAATTCTCTATCATCAAATCCAAGAGCAATTTCTCTTTTGGTTTTATTTAAAAATTCTACTAAAAATAATACGCTAAGATTTAAAACTACAGCACCACTTTGATGTGCCCGTGCATTTGTAGACTCAAATAAAACCTCATCTGGTGAATTGTTTTTAGAAAGTTCAGAAATTCCACTAAATCCACGAATACAACCAGTAAAACTATTTTTGGTTTTGCCAGTATATGTAATAATTTCATCGTCAATTTTTATAAGACCATATGAATCTGGAAATCCAGAAGTATCATTAATCTCAATAATATTAGATGAGGCATTAACTGATTTAATGAGATTTGTAGAGGTTACTCTATTTGCAAAAGAATCAATCTTAATATATTGATCAATATTATTAATCAGATCAATCGGACCACCTTGATATTCCTGTCCAATATAATACTCTTTTAAAAATTCAGTTATCAAAGGAAAATCAGTCCTGATATACTCAGGAACTTGACTTTTAACGATTGTGGAAAGTTGAACTCTTTTTTCTGTCATTTTAAGTTAAGTATTAGTATCCGCTGCTGGAGTTACCGCCGGAAGAACCGGAAGATGATGATGTGGAAGAACCGGAAGATGAAGTTGATGATGTATTAGTGGCAGGTGAAACACCAGTATTGTAAACGCTAGTAGTAGTGCTGGTTGATGCTCTTGCCTGTGCCTCTGCAAGAGGCGTTGTACCTGCTCTACCACCAGATCTAACTAAATTACCATTTGCATAGCTAGAAGATGAAACATAGGTTGATGCCGAAGAATCCAACCCAGAAGATATATCATCAACTACCATATCAAAGACACTACTTCCAATATCTAATTGCAAATACAAGTCCTGCAATCCAATAATATCATTAGATTTCGGCGTTGCCGAAATTTCAAGTATAGGTTGTCCATCACGCAATTTTCCTGAGGTTATATTTACAGGATTCAAAGTCACGATTCCATTTACATAATCAACTGTTCCAACATTTCTTTTTACAATTGTGGGATTTTGAGATGTTAATGTTGGAACCGTAAAGAAGAATAAATCACCAGTCTCATTATCAAAATTTGGAATATCTCCAAGATATAAAGTATCTTGAATCCCACTAACAGTAAATCCAGAAGATTTAATGTTAAATCCCTCAAGACTCTTAATATGGAATTGGTTGCCAAATCCAATAGAGTACTCTGCAAAAGTGTTTAAAACAACTCTTAAGTCTCTTCTTATACTAATATTAGTTATATTAGATGTAATTGCCTGATTACTGTCATCAATAATCCTTTGAAACTTAGAATATTTGAATCTTGCTCCATATTTGTTAAGTTCTGTCGATTCTGCATATTTTTGTACATTGTTTTGTACAATTGCAGAAACTCTTTGCGATGATGGAGTTAAATTTGAGTTATAATAGACTTTTGAATCAATCTCAATATACAAATACTTAAGATCAAGAATTTCTGAAACAATACCTGCTACAGAATATTTTTTAAGTTCTTTTTTGATATTTTCTTTAATTAAATTTGGCAAAAAATCGCCAAATTTTGGTTTTATGCTAATAAAAACTTTTCCATACTGTGGAGGAACTAATTCTTCTCCACCAAATACAGAAATTGACTCTGCTTCGGGATAAATTTTTGATGGTATTAAAGTCTCATAATCTGAAGAAGTAACTGCTCTATTTTGAGTCGTAAATGTCCTTGGAGCAAACTTTTTGATAGATTCTACAGTTTCAATATTTTCACCACCTGAAGATGGAACCCCTGTTGTTAGTAATGAAACTCCTGATGTTACATTATATTCAATAGCGTTTCTTTGATATGTAATTTTGCCGTTAAAGTTAAAAACACTAATTCCATTGCCACTATCTCCATTAGATCTGATGTAATTTACAGTAATAAAGTTACCTTCCTCTAATTTTTGCCCAAAAACACCATCTCCAAACAAAATTTCATATCTTTCATCTTCTACTTCTTGTAAAAAATATGATTTTGTATATTTTCCAACTCCAAAGAGATTATCCTGCCTTGTATAACGTGTTGATGCTGTTGCAGTCTCGCTATCTTTGACAAAAACAGTCATTAAATCAGTGTCAACCCCAGAATTTGGTAAAATAAACTTCTGATTATAGTCTCTAGGATTATATGTAAAGGTTTGAGTCAGTAATGGACCCTCATAAATTGGAATATTGCTAAAAATTGCAATTCCATTTGCAACTGGAACCGTAATATCATCAATAATTGAGAAAATAAAAGAAGAATTTCCAAAATTTCCTTGAGAAGCAGCAACTGGACCCTTCTTAAGAGTTAAAGAAACCGGTGTGGGGAGAACTGTAGAGACATCAACGAAAAAACTAATCGTTGCCCGTGCTGCTTTGCGAGATTTTGGTAAATATCCGATATTTCTTGCGATAGAAACTACATTTTCTCGTAATGTAGCACTATCAAGGAACACTTCATTTGCCACCATGTTGGCATTGTATGAAGTGATGTAAGTATTATATGCTAAAACGTCAAGTATTGATGATAGGTTTGATCCCTCAAAGTCATAATCCGTAAAATTGGAGTTTGCCTGAAGATAATCTTTGAGTGATTGCTTAACCTGATCGAAATCTAGGTTGGAAAAATTTGTTAACGGCATTTTTTACCTAGTTGCTTGCAAAATAAAACTTATTTGTTGTGGATCAATGTCTGCTCCAACAATGCTGTAAGAAATTTCAACGTCAAAACCATTATTATCGAAGTCAGGAACGACTATCACATCAATAAGAGATATTCTTGGTTCAAATGTAGTCAAAGAATACTCAATCTGATCTTTAATTACTGTCGCAGATGTATCGTCTAACAATTCAAAGAGAGAGTCATTGATATTTGTACCAAAATCTGGGTTAAACATCTTTTCCCCAGGAACTGTAAAAACAATATTTCTTACAGAACGTGCAATTGCATTCTCATTTTTAAGGGCAATTAAATCATTACTCAGGGGATTAACCTGAAAAGACATACTAATATCTTTAAAACCCTTACTAACCCTCTCTAAAGGCACTCTAATACAGCAATTATAAGTTATTTATTAGAGATATTTTATAATTATGACCAGCGATCATGTAATTCTTGAACTTTTTGCTTCCTTGCACGCTGCTCTTTTGCCTTTTTTAAATGCTTCTCACTTTCAACTTCTGTAATTAAAGTCATTCCATCCTCAATGAAGTGATTTGACTTGTCTATTGATCCGTCAAGGTGTTGTGGGTGACTCATTTTCGTTCTCCTTTTTAAATGTTTCTACAGTACTTTCGCGTTCTTTTGAGGTTTTCCAAAAATATTCATCTTCATTTCCCATTCCATCTCTTCCATATCCATTCTCAACCTGATATTCGTGAGTTGAAACCTTAAAATCAGGCATTAATGGTTCTTTAGGCGTTAAACTATTATCAAAAATGCGAATTCGATTGTTTGGATATAATACAAATTGTCCATTATCTAACTCAATTAAATTATGAGATTTGTGTTCGGCAGGATTTTCACTTGTTGAATAATCAATACCATCAGGATCCTGATGATAATTATCTAATGTACAAACATATGTACCTTTCTGTATACCAAAATCCCGTGTATAACATTCATAATCCATTGACCCAATAAATTGTTTCTGTACTACAACAACCCCATAATCCATACAATTCCAGAATTGTAGGTTGTTGAGGGGCATATCAGGTGAAGGGGTCTCAGGACGTGCTACAAAGGCACTGAGGGGCAGTTTATCGTACATTGCAGCATACTCTGGTAGATAGGTCTCAAAGTAAAATGCACGACCAGGAATACTCTTACAAGAAATCCACACACCTTTTACAAATTCGCCCCATCCACTCTGATGGTCTGTCAAATATTCCTTTCTTACCCATATTTCATTAGAAGGTAAATTTGCAATTAAACATGCCATATTATCAATTCGTTTCTTTATCTA